ACTCACACCCCAAACAGCTAAGGTGATACGTTCAGAGGCTGAAAAAATTAGACGTGAACTCAACGCTGAAACAGTGGATAAAAAGCGAACTGAGATTAGAACTTTCATGAACAAAACCACTATCACAGCTGGTATGAAGAGAACATTCGCTATGTCTGTAAAACTTAACACAGATTTAGACGCCCTTAAAAGAAAGATACAAGCTTCTGAAATTCTAGTTAAAAATGCAAGGGGTCGGGGTGGTCGTCTCAAAGCTGAACTCAAAACATATCTTAACACTCTAGACCTAACTAACGAAGAATTAAAACGTATTGAAGGAAGTGTAGGTGCCAAAACTAAAAATTTAACAGTTTTAAAACGAAAGGCTCGAATTCTATCCGAGAGAAAACAAGTAAAGAGACTTCGAAGCCAAATGAGAAAAACTATGAATAGAAAGGCTACTATAAAGAGAGAGTCTAACAACCGTCAGCGTGCGATAGATCGTACAAAAGCAGCCAAAGCTTTCAGAATTAAGAAAGAAGAACTTGAAAAAATTGTGAATAAATTACCCCTAAATTCTAATGATAAAAAGACGTACCTGGATAAACTAAAATCACCAAAAGCACCACTTAATGGTATAACCAGAAATCTTAAGAAGTTTGTCAAAAACGCTAATATTTCTAATAAGAAAAAAGAAACCTATATAACGGAACTAAAATAAATGTAGATTTCTACAGACAAAACTTTTTTGTCAGTTTAATATATAAAATGGACACGTGTGATCCAAACGCGGAAATAGCCGATCTCAGAAAACTCATTAAGATGAATACTGGGCACTCTATTAAACTGACAAGAGAACAGATATGTCAAGTCTACGATGACATCCAGGGAGGAAAGTTACCCCTACCCCCTCTGGTTTTAGACTCGAAAATGAGTTATTTAATCGATAAGAAATCGCCATTAACTCCTAAAGATTTTGATACTTTATTCGACTCTTCGTCGAAGCGTACCGACTTAAAGCGAATTGCACGTAAAGTTGGTCTAGTGAAGACCGAGCAAATGACCAAGAATCAAATTTTTGATGCTATCGGTAAGCGCTTGAGGTACATGAATGTTCATGAACCTATTAAAATCTCGAGAAAGCGTCTCTTATCCAGTAAATCTAACACAGCAGCGAACAACGCAGCAGTGAACAATCTGGGGTTGAACAACGCAGCAGCGAACAACGCAGCAGCGAATAATTTAGGGTTGAACAACACTGGAAACAGTGGGAACAACCTGGGTTTGAACAACACAGGAAATACAGGTTTGAACAACACAGGAAATACAGGTTTTAACAACACTGGTAATAATGTGAATAGAAATAGAAATAGAAATTTCAACAACTCTGCATTTAACAGTGGTGGGGGATCTAATAACCTATCAAATAATGCTTCCAGTAAACCCAATTCTAAGGTTTCATTCCCAAATAAAAGTTTGTTCGCGACAATGAACAAACCGGACTTTGCGAAGAATCAACAGAATATGTCCCAACCCAAACCCATGTTTACAGGAATGATGGGAAATAAAACCCCTAATTTCGTCAATTCTAATAAGAAGAAAACTTCATTCTTTGGTGGTTTATTTGGTGGTTCGAAGAACAATAATAAGAATTTCATTAAAGCTAATAAATTCAACAAAGCAAAACCAGGTTATGTATTCAAGACTGGTAATCAGGGTCTAGGGTACTACAAGAATGATGGACCAGTTGTAGCTCAAGGGCCTCTCAAGAAACCAAATGGTTTCGGAGAGCCCGTAGCCCCTGTGGGTCCCAACAACAAGAAACCCAACAAGCCCAATAAGCCTGTGAACAACAAGAACAACAAGCCCAATAAGCCTGTGAACAACAAGAACAACAAGGTCAACACTGGTGTAGGTAACAACACTGTGAATAACAAGAACAACAAGGTCAATACTGGTGTGGGTAACAACACCGTGAACAACAAGAACAACAAGGTCAATACTGGTGTGGGTAATAACACTATCAACAATAAGCCCAATAAGCCTGTGAACAACAAACCCAATAAGGTGAACACCGGTGTAGGTAACAACACTGTGAACAACAAGCCCAATAAGCCTGTGAACAACAAGAACAACAATGGAAATACCATTATGACCAATGCTAACGCTAACAACAAGAACAACAATGGAAATACCATTATGACCAATGCTAACGCTAACAACAAGAACAACAATGGAAATACCATCATGACCAACGCTAACAACACGAAGCCCAACGGTAACGTGAAGCCCAACAACAACGTGGTCAACAACAAGAATAACAGCGCTCAAATCGAGAAAAATCGTAAGAAGGCTGAGAAGGAAGAACAAGAGGCCAAAAAACGTGAAGAAATTGAAGCCAAGAAAGAGGCTGCTCGTGAAGAATTACGTAAACGCCAAGAAGAAGCTAAGAAAATCAAAGAAGAATCCAAACGAGTTGCGAACATTGAGAAAAATTTACTGAAATTACCCAATGTGGATAAGGTGTATCTTACCGCTTTCAAAGGAAACAAGTCTATTAATAATGTCAACAAAAATGCTCTTCTCAACAAAGTTGCAAAAGATAAGATTATCAGGAATCTCCGTAACGAAGTTAATCCCATGTTTATGGGTAAGAGACGTATTGCATATGTAAACCCAACAAATTACAATGCCATGAAAAAGGAAGTTGAAAACAAACTCGCGGAAAAGACGGCTAGTGAAGCTGATTTACAATTATTGAAAAAGCTTTCTACAAACTTGGCCATTTCTAAGAACTATGTGAAAGCTTTCGCTAACGGTAAAGCGATGAATACTATATCTGTAAATGCTCTTACCAATAAGAGAAACAAAGACCATGAAGTATACAAGATGAATGCAACTAATAAGAAGGGATTATTTGGTGGATACTCCACTACCGTACCCGGTACCAAAACCATGAAGTTCATACCAAATGCTGAATACAACAAAACACTTAACAGGGCCAAGACCGCTTTAGAGGTTAGGCGTAACGCTAAGCAATTGGCTGAGAATAAGCGTAAACCAAAAGAAAATAACGTGAAGCCCAATAACAACGCTAAGCCTAACGGTAATGTGAAGCCCAATAACAACGCTAACAACACGAAGCCCAATGGTAATGCTAAGCCCAACAACAACGCTAAGCCTAACGGTAATGTGAAGCCCAACAACAATGCTAAGCCCAACGGTAATGTGGAGCCCAACAACAATGCTAACAACACGAAGCCTAACGGTAATGTGAAGCCCAACAACACAGAGTTCGTGGGCCCCAACAACAAACTAAATACTATAGAAGAAGAACCCAACAAAGAAAATGCGGCTGGAAACAATTTCAAAAACGCGTCTAATAACACGTTTAAGTTGAATAAAAATACCAAAAACAAAATTCAAAACAACAATAACTTCAATGCCAGTGCCGAGTTGAACAAGCAACTCAATAATGAAGCTAAGCGTCAAAATCGTGCCAAGAATAAGAACAACAATAATAATTTCAACGCCGCTGCAGAATTGAACAAGCAACTCAATAATGAGGGTAAGCGTGTAAACAGGGCTGCCAAGAACAAGAACAACAACAATAACTTTAACGCAGCTGCTGAGTTAAACAAGCAGCTCAATAATGAGGGTAAGCGTCAGCAAAACGTCGAGAACAAGAAACTCAAGAATAGGCGAAAGAATTTAACTAACAAAACCGAAAGGGAGGTTGCCAAGTTTATGGGTAGGATAGGTAAATGGCGCCCAGCTATTATAAATGCTAAGACGATAACAGAACTCAATATTCTCAATAAAAACTTAAACAATCGTATTAAATTGAGGAATAACATCAAGAAGAGTGTACTCACACGCAAAGAGCAATCTGAATATGCCAACATGGTGATGAAACTCAATAAAAAGGTTGCCAATACACGTAAGCTCTTTGAAAATGGAGTGAACAAGAAGATTTCTAACACTACTGGACCCCTTGTGAAGGGTATACTAAACAAGGCTGTAGCTAACAATAAACGTGGTAGCTTCAACGGTGGTTTGAGACTTGGTAACAATAACAATAACATCATCAATGGAAAACCAAAGCCTATATACAACAACTCCAACTCCAATTCTAACAACAATGTCAAACAAAACATGAAACCTAACCCTACATTCGAACCAAACCTGAAAAACAACCCCACGTTTGAAAAACTTACCAATGAAAATAAGAAACCGTTGATTTCTGCTATCAACTCACTCAAACAATTACCTCAAAATAAGAAAACTATATTCAAGGGTCGACTTAACAGCGCTTTCAAGAACCAAAATCTCAATAAGATGAAAGCGATTAGGAACGAGGCGATAGCCGCTAATAAGGTGATACAGAATCAACTCGCAGAGGAAAAGAGATTGAAGGAAGAGGCTAAGGAAGCCCAACGAAAGAAGGAAGCTGAAAACGCGGCTAGACGGAAGGCGGAAAGAGAAGCCAAGAAGAAGGCAGCCAATGAGGAAGCCAAGAAGAAGGCAGCCAACAATATGAAAAGACAGTTGAATGCAGCTAATAATATTTTGAATTTGGCTAATAAAGCTCTCAAAAAGAAAGAAAACAACAAAGCACCAACTCTCATGGAAAGGGGTAGCTACACATCTAAAATCAACACCCAGATGAAAAAGTTGGCGAAGGGGACGACTAACAGGGTACGTGAAGATTGGGAAAAGAAGAAAAGGACATTCAAGGGTAGAATCACAAGAGCAGCTACCATAGGTCAAGTCAAAAAAGCATATGAAAATGCAAAAGAGGAGTACAATAAACTTAAGTAAACTCAAAAATATGTAAAAAGTAACTAAAATGAATCACCCCGACGACGACTGTACCGTGATTACCGACATGCCTCTCAGCGACGAGGTTGTCGATTTCATCGAGAAGGGTCTTCACCGCGATATGACTGAGGAAGATGTGGAGAATTGGTGTGACAATAACCTTGATGGTCTCGCATCCATATATGAAAAGTATCGGGATACATACTTGTCATACGGACAGGCCGAAATGACTCTTTTTTTTACACAAACTGTGTACGGTCGAGAGGATGCAATGGAGATTATTGCTAGTTTTGTAGATGGATTGTAATTTAAAGAAAAAAAACGTCTATATATTAATGTCCACATGCGATGTATGCTGTGAGAAATTCAACAAGATAAATCATAAAAAAGTTGACTGTCCCTTTTGTGATTTATCAAGTTGTCGCTCATGTAGTCAAAGATATATACTTTCTTCATTTGAAGACCCACATTGTATGGGTTGTAAAACTCTATGGAACCGTGAATTTGTAGATTCATTTTGTACAAAGTATTTTCGAAATACAGAACTCAAGCGACGCCGTGAGGTCGTACTATTCGAAAGAGAAAAAGCACGAATGCCAGAGACACAACCTGAGGTTGAGAGAATTCTTCAAATGAGGAAACTAAGAATCATACTAGATACTCAAAGAGTACAACTATTAGAACTACATTATAGACACGACAATTACCCAGATGAAAACCCTCTAATAATGAGAGAAATTCAAGATCTCTATAGAAAATTAGAAAATGTATGGAGACATTTAGAACAACTACGTTCAAATGGGGTTGATCATGGAGATACAACATTTGTTCGTCAATGTCCACATGAGGACTGTAAAGGTTTTCTAAATGAACAATGGTATTGTGGATTGTGTGATAAACACTACTGTAAAAAATGTAACGAATTACTCACAGACGATCATGAATGTGATCCACAAACAGTCGAAACCATGGAACTTTTAAATAGGGATAGTAAATCATGTCCTAAATGTGGTACAGTTATTTATAAAACAAGTGGATGTGCACAGATGTGGTGTACAAGTTGTCATACAGCTTTTGACTGGCGAACTGGTCAAATAGAAACTGGGCGTATCCATAACCCTCATTTCATAGAGTTCAAAAAGAAGACGATGTCATCTAGAGAACATGGGGACATACCTTGTGGTGGTACACCGACATTTAGAGAACTTAGATCAGTTGATGCATCGAACAAAATACTCTCATTTGCTATAATTGTATACCAATGTGAGCGTGATTTATTGTTTATGGATCTTCAACCCCCAGATAATCTGCAACTTAGAATATCTTACATGTTAAACGAGATGAGTGAAGAGTATTTCAAAACGATACTTCAACGACAAGAAAAGTTTCTAGATAAGTCAAGAGATATTTCACAAATATTTGAAATGATATCTAATACTGGTGGAGATCTTCTAAGACAATACATACTTTATCCAGAAAAACACGATGAAATAATCAAAATCATGGAAAAACTTGTCGATTATAGTGATGAAATATTTTATGTAATTCGTAAAAGGTATAACTCTGCATTTCCTAGAAAATTAATTCTATGATTACAGTAAGATGGTCATTCTATTGTTCCTCATTGTATTATTGGTCTACCTACTTCCCACATATCCCAAACCGGTGGTAATCGAAAATTTTTTGACTGAAAAGGAATGTACTCATATTAAACAAAGTGCAAAAAGTAAATTGGAGGTGTCAACTGTGGATAAGGATAGAAGGGTTAATGAAAAAATACGAAAAAGTGAGACGGCGTGGCTTAGTACCGAAGACCCTATTGTTAAAAGCGTAGTAGAACGTTGTGTCAGTCGTATAGATAGACCCATCGAAAATTGTGAAGAGCTTCAAGTTTTACGGTACAATGAGGGTGGATACTATAATCCTCACCAAGATGTATTCTATCAAGACAAAAATAAGAGGTTGTATACTTTTATTATAGCTCTCAATGATGATTATGAAGGGGGTGAAACAGCTTTTCCAGTTATAAAAGAAAAATATAAACTCAAAACTGGTGACGCGCTATTCTTCCATACATTGGATAACTATGGATTCGATACGTCCGATGCTTTACATGGTGGGCAACCTGTAAAGTCCGGGGAGAAATGGGTTTGTAATTTATGGGTGCACAAGTATCCTTATGCCTGAACCTCACCACGTTCAATGAGCTTCTTACGATTTTCTAGGTGAAGTCCCTCAACAAGGGATTTATTCTGTGCACCATATGGTACGGCGTATCCCTCATCAACCAACCACTTGTTCACATTGGTCCATACTCCATCTTCAGAAACCCAAACCTCTCCGAGTACACGTCCAAACTTACCCCTAGAATCCGCCTCTGGGCATCTGAGTTCGATTTCAATATCATCCTTCTCAGATGCGACCGCCTTTAGACACCATTCCTTGAGCTTCTTCTTAGAGAGAAGGCCAAAGACCTTCTCCTCCTTATCAGAAGTACGGGATTCGGGGGTGTCGATACCTAGAAGACGGACACGCTGCTTTGTGCATACATCAAAACCTAAGTCGATGTTCACGTCAATAGTATCACCATCGACGACCTTCGCGAGGGAGGATACACGATAGATAAACGTACAGGGTTCAACGTTATAAGAGGGCATCTTATATCTAATTATAAACTTAAAACTTTAATACCCTCATATATTAGATGAAGTGTGTGGCTACCTTTTCTGAAAATAGTCTGTACAAAATAAAACTAGCAAAGACTCGTAAGAATGTCCTTGAATCTATATACCAACGACCAAGTATCGTAGAGGTGAGACCAATCAAGGAGAATCTGAGACTTCGTTTACGCTTCACAGAAGCGATAAAAGAAGCACAGGAGATGTGTGAAATGGATAAGGATTCGTCGGAGTGTCATTGGGCTTGGTATGAGGTTGATGAATTAGAGGATTCTATGCTACGTCTATATCCCGATAGACGGTAACAATTGGGGGGTCATCGTCATATCCATAATAACGAATTGATATTCCAAAAAGTTTCATCATTTCTGGATCAACATAGTCGTTAATTTCTCTTTTCCAATTTTTTATAGTTGTTTGAAAATATTCAATTCCATTATCTGAAAATACACAAATACGCATGAATGGTGTACTACGCACCTTTCTCATATATTCGTGTACAGCCTCGGGTAAAGGTGATGCCCTCATGTATACCGATTTAAGGATATTAATAACGTAGTATCCGTGTGAATCA